AGCAAGGTCCTGAGCAACTTGGTACTTCTGACCTGCACGGAATGAGAAAAAGTTTCCAGCGCCAAAAGTCATATTCTCAATGTCTTCAATTACGCGGATTGTAACTGTCTTGCCTTCATCAGCAATAATGGTAGGTTCATCAACAATGATTTCCTGACGATTAGGCTGAGTGGCATCAATGATTTCATTATTAAGTGCATCCTGCTTCTGGGCAGTTGCCATAGCCATCTGAGTTGCAGCTTCCTGAACGGCTTCTGCGTTGTCCTGGATTAGCTTTTCGCGCTGACGTCCAGTTGCGTCTGTAGGCTTAGCCTTTGATGTTGCCATGAGTGTTTTCTCCAATGTTAGTGTCTGTTAAAGGGGTGAGAGGGGCCCGAAGGCCCCCCTCTGGGGTCTTAATTAGTTGGTTTCAGCAATAACGATTGCCTGGTCGGTGATTAGACCAAGACCGAAGATTGAGTACCACGCAAGTGCGTGCTCACGTCCGAAGTCTAGGATACCACCATCGCGCAATTCCACTGGAAGTGAGATAGCGTGACCAAAAGCGTTGTCGCCGATGAAGATTGCTGAGTAGCGGTCAGCAGAGCCGTTACCTGTGAAGGTGTTAGGGGTTGTGTATCCACCACCAGCAGAAACAACTGGAGTAGAAACTGCAGTGTCTGCTGAGTAGCCTGTACCAGCACCGCCTGGAACCTTAAGAACCTGAGTGGTCTCAATGAACACGGTGTCGTACAAACGGCCGATTTCACCAAGCATGAAGTTACCAGGAGCGGCGTACTTCGTTACTTCAATGAATTCAGGATTGTCGCGGAGCTTACGGCTCTGATGTGGGTGAACAAACGCAACGTAGGTTTCGCCCAACCGTGGGATGTTTTTGGTAGCCAAGGTCTCCACAGCGTCCTTAACGGTTGCAGTGGTAAGCGCAAAGTTACCAGTCATAGATGCACGGCTAGAACCCTTTGTACCGTAATCGTACCAGTTGTTAACAGCTGATGTAGATGAGCGGTCGTAACCGTAGAGAACAGAGGTGGCACCGTAAAGGGTGTCGCGTGAAATCTGGTCAAGGTAGATTGCCATGTTGCGTCCAAGAAGACGTGAAGCCGAAGCCATAACATCATCAAAAGAAGCATTTAGGAGAAGTTCAGAAACAGCAAGCGCGTAGCCGTGCTCTGAAACAGTAATGCTGAACTGCTGTGCAGTAAGAGCATTTGTTGTCATACGAACACCTTCAACCAATGGCTGTGCAAAGCCAAGGTTGTTGTAACGCATGAAGTTAATCTGCAAACCTGGTGCAACACCAAGTTCGGTCTTCTTTACAGCAAACTGTTCAAAACGCAGGATTGGCATAGCCTGGAAAAGAATTTCCTTTGACCAAATCTGCTGGATTGACTGAGTTAGCTGCGAGTTTGTGCCTGAGTAGGCGGTAGGTGACGCGGCGAGATTGCCTGTACCTGTGATTGAGCTAGCCACTTGTGACTCCTAGATAGTTGTTGTGTGTAGGGAAAGATTTAGCCGAAAAAGCCCTTTGTGTTCCCTTGTGCTTTAGGGCTCAAGAGTTGACTTCTGTACTTCGCATAATCACTTAACGACATGTTATTAATATCTTCTGCCGTGAACTGACGATTACCCGTTTCAATGTCCAAAGGTCCAGCATTCGGAGGAGTAGTAACTCTTGTTCCAGTCATATCCCTACGAGCAGCTTGGGTTGCTTGCTGTACATTATCCATGATACTGGAAGATTTGGCTTTTAGTCCTTGAATACTGAATTCAATTTCGTCTACAGTTTCACCGCTAATCAGTTCAATTAACTCAGGCAGAATATTTTCTGACTCTTCATTAACTCGCTGGTTGCGGTAAGACTGAATTTCTGCAAACGTTTTTTCGCGTTCCAATAGAGCGAAGGCTCGTTCGCGCTCATGGCGCTCACGCTCCAACTGCTCGGTCCATTCAGTTTCCTTAACCTTTAAAAGGTCGCGGAGTTCAAGTTCTTCCTCTTGTTTGCGTTTAGCCTCTTCAGCAAACTGCGCTTCAAGAGCCTCTTTTTCAGCAGCTTTTGCTGCCAGCTCATCTTCGCGTTCACGTTTAATAGAGTCAAGTTGCTCTTTGAGGTTCTCAATTTGAGGGTAGAGCTTGTCTTTTTCCTGGCTGCGAACTCGTGCTAAATCCTCATCAGTATAGAATTTAGCGGTGTTTGCGGTAGTAGCAGCAGGTGCGTCAACGCCCGTTGGCGCTGCTACTGGAGATACGTTTACTTCAGAAGCAAAAGCTTCTGTAGCATCTGCGTTTACAGATTGTGTCATGATATTTCCTTAGTTTTTCTCTGGGTCGTTTTCCAAATGGGATTTCTCCCGTAGCACAAGTGACCGAACGTTTGTTTCTATATTTATTTTTGTATGTTTTAACGCTTTTGTCTGCTTAAAACAAAAGTGTTTAACCACTTTCCTTACCTGGAACTCTTCTGTTTGGCAGAGTAGTTCCGTAAGCTTTTGTTACTAGGTCCATACGAAGCTGTTGCTCAGCTTGTGCGGACGCTATTAGCGCACCATCAATAGGAGGTGCAACTGGAGGAACAGTCTCAGCACCTGGAGCAGGCATAGGTGGACCGCCTGGTTCTCCTGGGCCCATAGGTACAGGTTGGCCACCAAGACCACCAGAGAGCATGCCAGTAAGTGCGGCAATAGTCTGCTCAATCTGAGTCTGTACCAACTTAACAGCGCCATCTGCACGAGCATCTGCAAGTAGTTCCTCACGGATTTCTTCAAGTTTTTCGTATGGGAATTCTTCACCCAGAGTACGAAGAGCGCCAGCCTTTGATTCCAGACCCAAAGACATTTTGGTTTGAACTTCGTTAAGAACAATAAGTTTATCCAAAGGCAATGGCGGTAAGAAATATACAAAGTTTTGGTAAGTAATAGGGTCATTAATGTCTAATGCTTGAGCCTCACCAGCAACAAGTTCGCCTTCGTAGGTAGGATTCCATACGAATACTTCTGGTTCTTTAATAGCAAGGTTTAGAAGAATAAGTTCGTTAATGCGCTGAATACCACGGCTATACTGAGTAATCTTCTGGTTCCATTTGTTCATTAATGGTTGGAACTGAATAGAAAGAGCAACACCAGAAGTGTTAGAAATAGGCTGTGCCATACCAAGAGCGGTTTCAGGAACGCCTACCATTTCGTGCATTGACTTTTTAATCATTGCCATGAATTCCATAGCGCCCTTTAGGCCTTGTGCGCCGCCTTCAAGGTTCTGCACTTTAGCATCTTTAGGAAGACCGCCCCAGACCTTGTTAGCGCCTTTTTCTAGTTGGCTTGCTTTAGCACCTGTAATAACAGTTACTGGAGCAGCATGGTAGTTAACGATATCGGCAATGTCTGTAGCTGTTTCGTTGTATACGCGATTGAGCGGAATAATGTCATAACAATCAGCCAAACCCCAAGGAGAACCAGAAATACGAACATTAGGGATGTGAACAATAGGAATAATGCCAAGAGGGTTAGGGCGCGAATCAATAAGTTCATCGTTAATGTATTCCTCAATAATGTCTTCCGTAAGAATTTCAGTGTAAGTAAAGACTTGGCGGGTTCCCTCAAGTGATGTGCCCCAGAAACGGTACTTTAGTTTAAAGCGGATGAGGCGCTCACGGTCATGTGGGTGGAATTCAGGGAAGCAGAAAGAAGCGTTTAGTGGGAGAACGCGAACTTTACCTGGATGGATACGGCCAATGGTATCAGTATACATTTCTTCATATGCAATTTTAACAAAGCAATCGCCTGATACAGAGCCCTGCTGGCCCATTTCCCACATGACAGTGCCTTTGTCGTTATCTGTTTCCCAGACACGCTGAAGCAAATCAGGAATGATTCCTTCAGTTTCTTTAGGGCTACGGAAATGAACTCCATGCCCAAAAGAGAAGTTAATGATGTAGTCTGTAAGGGCACGGTAGTAATTGAATACCATAGATGGCTCACCAGCCTGACGGCGGTAAGAAGTATGGTGACCTAGGTACATAGCCCAGTTAAGGGAGTAACGGTTTAAACGAGGACCGTGAACCTCAAACTCTTCATCTGCAAGTTCTACAAGACCAAGAGGGGAAATAGAGATAGTTAAGTCAGAAGAAGCCGCCCTATAACTGGGAGGTGAGAAATCAATACTCACTTAGCTTCCTCTCTTTTTCTAAACCTAATAATACCATAATTATCTAGCCGCGGTATCTCTCACCGCGAATAAGACCCTTACCAACAGGCTTAGTGACTTTTTTAGTTTTTGCCGCTTTTTGCGCGTCCATTTTTTCTTGGACATAATCGCGAAAGCGTGGGTCAACTTGGCTCTCTTTGTCTACAAACTTTCCGCCGACTTGTGCATAGTGAGCATGCACCCAGTGCGCAGCAGCAGGAGAAGGGTAAACGCGAAACTTTGCTTTAGCCTGTGCGACATACATGTTCCACAGTTTAGGGTTAGCGGGGAACTGTTTAGGTCCCTGCTGAACTGATTTACCTTGAATAAGAGCCATAATAAAGTCCTTAGAGCCCCCTAGCCGTGCCGTAGCAATACAAGGGCTAGGGGGAGCCTAGGTGAGAATTAGTCTTGGATTACTGATGGGCTAAGACGGTATTGATGTCCGCCATCACGAAAGACTTCTTCAAAGTGGTTGTCACCGTGGTCAGCAAAAGCCTGTGAAGCAAATTCTGAAAGTACAGTAGGTGCTTCTACCCAAGCCGCAGAACCGACATGTGCACGCTCGCGCATTGTCTCTTCTGGGAACTTTTCAAATACATTCTGGTTATGGTTTGG